GCTAAATCGCTGGCGCGCATTTTGTATTTGCGTTCCCATAGCACTACGACCATTAGGTTTGTGTGTACGTCGTAGGTGCCGTCGTTGCGGGTTACTCGAATTGTTATATTCATGTCGGGCCTTTGTTTAGGTATTTAGATCAGGATACGTCAAGAGTATAGACACCGCCGGTACAGACGATATCCATAGTATTAAGCTCTCCAAGTTGGAAGTTCACCGGAAGCGCGGCTAAAAAAGTGCCACTTAGGGTCATTCCGGGATTGGTGGCCGAATAGGTACCCGGTGTTGCTGGCGCTTCGGGTGAAACAATTACGTTAAAGGTTGTTCCTACAAGCGCGTTAAGCGTTGCCCATGTTTCGGTAGCTGCAAACGAACCGTAAAAACTTAGGGTCAAAGAGTGATCTCCGAGGCCTTTTACATACTTGGAATCGACATCTCCGAAGCTAGAAGCGGTCAGCTGTGAATAGTTAATCTCAAAATTGGCGGCCGTACATTGGTCACTCATATTCACGGAGTTAATAATTACGTGCGGGTTGCTTAGAAGTGTGCTAGTAGCCATAGGGGTTAGTCCTTTGTTTCGGTTTCTGTGTCGGTGTCTGTCTCTGTTTTAGCAGATTTTGCGCCCTTAGTGGTGGAACCTTTGCCGATGAAACCACCGGCTACTAAAGCGTCGATATTTGCGCCGTCGGCCGGGGTGTATTTTGCCCCTACTGTGCCTAGACGTTCTGAAAGAATTACGTACATTATGTGCCTAACTTGTTTGCGCTTGAATGTTTATATTGAGATCGTAGGCGGGTAGCTCTACCCCGCCGATAATAGCCATAGTTGGGCGTCCATCGGTGACACCTACGGAAGCGTTTAATACTTTGGCGGCAATGTTCATTAGCGACCGTTGGGCGTCTAGGTTGCCGGGGCCTAATGTTATGCACCGCACCGGGAAGCTCATTTTAACTATGTTGCCATTGTAGGCCTGAAATGTTGGGGCGTCGATAAACACGCAAGGCGGGACAAGGTTGCGCGGGTCGGTTACAACTTGCAAGCCCGAGATAGTGGCAAGTTTGGCCGCTAGGTCGTCTAAACACTCGTTAAACAAGTCTGTAAAGGCGACTACGGGCATTACGCGAGCGTTGGGCGGTCAATACCCAATAGTTGTTTAATCGTGCCGTTAAGGCCTGTGGTGCTGCCGACGCCGTAGCCGTCGAATGTAGCGAAATCTTGTAGGCCGCCGCGCTGGCGGTATAACGCGCCGCCGTATTGTACTGTTCCAAGTTTTACGGCCCCGTTGGGTACCGTTCCGGGTAAATCCTGATAACCGGCGATTTTGCGGCGGGTAAAACAAAATTCGTTAGCGGCAGCTGCGCACGTTGTAAGAAATGCGGCATCGCCGGCGGTCGCTGTCCCAATGCCTAACCAATCTTCAATATCGGTAGCGGTCACCCAAGTACAAGCTACGAGATCATTGGTTACGGTGCCAGTAGACGCGCTGCGTTCTACGTTGTCTGCGGTAAGTGCATAAATGATTTGGTACGGTACGGGTTGGTCGTAGTCGTACTCTAAATCGCCTTCGTTACTAACGCCAATAAACAAGTATTCGGGTGTTGCGTACACGGTACGCGATCCGTTAAAAGTGGCATTTACCCCGGCGACGGTGACTACATCGCCGGGGTCTATGTCGTGTTGTTCAAGTAACTGTAAAGACGCGTAATTATTTATTAGCGTCTTAAATGTGACCGTGTAAATAGCCATTGGCGGCTAACCGCCTTTCGGGCTAGACGAATTTAACGAATTTTGTAGCGTCGCGCATTGAGCCAGCTGCATAGCCTCGGAAGGCAATAGTACGGCTCAACGATGATGGTACGTCAATCGAAATTGCGCCCTTTGGCTGCTCGAAGTAGTGGTAGCCGGCGGCTGCGCCTGCTGCATGTCCCATGAACGAGCCGGGTGCGTTCTTGTCTACGACGAGTACAAGGCCTAGCGGGTTGCCGTTCCATGTGTTCGCCGCTGCGTTGCCTGCTGCGTTTTGTCCCATAAGGTTTGGCGCGCCCGTGTATGGGAATACCGGACGGTTTTGATCGTCTACGCTGCTCGAAAGTGCTTGCCAGCTGGCGGGCGTTACGAACATGTGGGTAGGCAAGTAGTTAGAAGTTTCCGAGATTTGGCGGGCACCGTCGTAAACGGCTGCTACCCAATCTGCACCAACGGCGGTGTCGGTTACTGTTGCTGTTTGCACGATTGCGCTATGGCAGTTGTCGATTGCGTAGTTGTCGGTTGCTTGTCCGTATGCAATAGCAAGCTGCTCGAGCACGATATTAAGCGATGCGGGATCAGTCCAATCTAAATCTTGCTCTGACATGGTGACGTATGTACCGAACGTGAGTTTAGAAACGTCGGTGTTTGACACGGTTACGGTCGAAGGGTCAAGCGTTGTATTTTCGCCGCCTTGCTGCGTTACTACAGGTCGTACCGTGATTTTTGGAAGGCGGAACGTTGCCCCGGCTGTTGGCATGGCGCGGGTGCCGATTGCACTAACAAAAGGGCGCACCGGGTTAAGTCCGTCGTACACGCTGCCCGTGATGATTTCGGGCAAGATGCCGGGTGTGCTAGAAGTGTCGATAAATGGCGCGGCGGCTTTAATTTGCGCGTTAATTTGTGCAAATTCTGACGGGCTAGATGCATAGGCGGCCATGTATTGCGCGGCGCTAGGCATTGTGAAGCGCTTAGGTGCTTCGGCCCAAATTGGCGCGGTTGGTGTTGCTGCTTCTACGGCTGCTACTTCGGGTGTCTTTTCCATTTCGGGGGTTTCCTCGTCTAGTGGGTTTTCTTGATTATTGTCTATTTCGTCGGGGTTGTGGTGGATACTTGCCGACGCATAAACCTCGGTTATTTTGGCGGCGTTAAATGCCGGTTGGGGCACTAAAGAAATCTCGTCGATTACAGCTGCCGTGATCCGCATTACGCCGGCGTCGTCGGTTGTCCATTGCTGCGGTGAGATACCTACGGAGACGTCGAGCACCCCGTCTGCTGAAAGGGTTAATGCGGTATCCCCAAGAGGCGTGGCACTAATGCGAGCCGAAAATAGAAGTTCGTTAGGGCTCGAGTTGTCGAGCTGTGTAACGATGCCGACTGGCTGGCTCGAGTCGTGGAACATGTAAACGCGTGGCATGCGATCAGGGGCGGAAAGGCTGCCCGGCTCAAATAAAACGGTTTCGCCTGAACTTACAGAGGCGGTTACGCCATAGGGGGCGGCGATGCCCATAATTACGCGTTGGCCGGAACGGGTGCCGTCCGGTGCTGCTGCGTCTACGGTTACTGCGGTAGCGGTTAATTTAATCATTAGCTCAAAGGTACTCTAACTGTTTCTTCGATTGTTGGCATTTCTTCGGGCATTTCGCTCGAGTAGTCGCCCATGTAATCGGCTGCCAAATATTGTTTAGGGTTTAGGCGTACATAGGTACCGCGCGGTAAAACGTTGTCGCCTGACAGGGTTTGTGAAATGCACTCGCTATAGGCCTTGCATGCAAATAGCCAAAGTTGCTGGCGGGCGTCTGCGTTGTTTGAGTAGTTGTAGCCACCAATAGACAAGTTGCATAAAAAGCCGGGGATATTGGCTAGGCGTGACATTTCGAGCGCTTGAAAGTTGCGGGCTTCGCTTAATAGCATTTTGTCCGGTGTTGCGCTTGTTTCGCTGTACGTCAAGTGTTCCGAGATTGCGGCCACGCTGTTAGACATGCGGGCCACGTTAAACGATTGCGCCATTTGCGCTAGTTCTTCGCTACTTAACGGTTGGCCGCCAGTTTGTTTAAGTACGCCGGAAGGCTGCACCGCTACCGCGTTACGGTTTGCTGCCTGCTCGAGCTTGAGCGCCGTGTCAATAGCGCGCGGGGCAACGGTTGTTAAAGCCTGAATAGGGCTAATGAATTGTACGACGTCTTTGTAGTCAAGCGGTAAACCCAAGAACATAAGCTGTTTAGACGGGCCGAAACTTACCGCGCCTTGCTGATCCAAAGTAGTTACAAGGTTTGCCGGCAAGCGCTGAAACGATGCCGGGTATCCGTCGGCCGTCCTAGTTTTTACATGTAAGTACCCAACCCCGAAAAAAAAGAGATCGTCAAAAAGCCAACTAAGTGTAAAGTTATTTGTATTGTCCGGGTCTAGACGTTGTAGCCAACTGCGGGGCGCTAATGGTATTTCTTCCATTTCTTCGCCGTTCCATTGCAAGGTATACATTTCAAGCGGTAGGCAACCAATGACCGACGCAATGAGATCACGGGCGCGGGAGATAGTCGGTACTGACATACAACGGGCGCGCGCTGCGTCGTCTGCGTATGCGTAATACGGTGGCCCAATTTGGCTAGCGCCCTGATTGCCTTGCTGTGTGTAGCCGTAACCTACAGCGGCTTTTACTTCCGGTTCGGCAATGCCGTAAACGGGTTTGGGGTCGCGTCGAAATAAAGCCATAGGCGCATTATGCCACAAGGTTTACCCGTTGGGGTGGAATTGGGGCGCCCGACGCGCCCCAAAACCGATCTAATGCTAACCGTTAGAGAACGCGACAATAGGTT